GCGTAGCTCTGTACCTTTTAGTTGTCTGTAGTAGGTGGTCTTTGATAGACCAGCCCAGTTAAAAGCATCACGCAAACTGACCTTCTGATTCTCTGATTGAACTGTTAGCTGTTCTAAATAACTTTTCATAGAGTCTAGGTCTACTACGTCTTGCTTCTAAAAGCAAGTACCTATTGATTGTTTTGTTACCCAATGCGGTAATGAAATATTTTTTGATACTACCAGCTTTGCTGTTGGCATACAACACTCGCTCGTAGTCATGTACCTTTACTGCAATAATGAATCCGTACTTGTGTTCTAATGTATGGAGAGTTGTACTGATTGTACCTGGCTTGAGGTCAGGTAATTCTTTGCGAATAACTCTATTTGTTATTCGTGGAGGTTTTGGGTTTGACTTGTCGTGATATAGCTTTATTGTTGCTAGTATACGAACTTGATTAGACGAAAGTTTTTTCATGATAGTATCCTTCAACTTGGGGAGGCTTGTATGCCTCCCCTTTTTTGTTAAGGTTGCATTGCTCTTTCAGTTAGGTCTTCAATAACTAAGTCCATTAGAACTTCCATTGGAACATTAGTTGTTTTGATACCTACTTCATCGCAATAGTTTAGTAGTTCGAGACAAGGCATTGAGTTTACCTTGTCTTCGATACCAGCTAGTATTACATCATTGATTGGATGTGACATCATCACTCCCATAATGTATTGTACGACCCTTTGTTTCTTCTTTGGTC